TAAAAAGGTTAATTATACAAGAACTTTTCAAGGTGAAGGAACAGTAATTTTCTCAGATAAAACTGGTCGTAAAGAAACTCAGACTGACCCAGAAATCTTTGATTATGTTAACGTAACCAGAACATACCTCTACCTAAATCGTGCAATATCACAGGTTGCAAGACGATATCTCTTTGAAAGAAATGATGCTTCAAATAGGGCAGCTTTTGTAAATACAGCAAATCCAATACTACGTAGTGTATTTGCAGCAGGTGGTATCACGGAATATAGTATAATTTGTGATAGTGTAAACAACCCACAAACAGTTATTGATGCAAATGGGTTTGTTGTCGATCTTCAAATTAAACCATCCAGAAGTGTGCAAGATATTACTCTAAGATTTACTGCTAGAGCGGGATCGGAAACAATTGGAAGCACCAATGCATCTACTGCTGCAAGTGCTGCGAGTCCTGTTAGTAGCAGAGGAAATGTAACGCCCGCAACATCATCAACTAACACTAGTCCTTCATCAGGATCTTCATCTTCATCTTCATCAGGATCGGGATATTGATGGCAAGCAATAACTTAGACGATTTTATCGATGAGTTTAATGGGGGTAATAGAACCCATCGCTATGATGTAGAGATGAATTTTCCTAGTGGAGTCGGAGGCTCTGAGTCTGATCTAAATAGATTTTTTATCAGAGCGGTCAGCCTACCACCAAGTCAAGTAAATCCTATTCGTGTTCCATATAGAGGTAGAATTCTAAAATGGCCGGGCGATAGGATTTATTTTCCATGGACGTTCCGTGTTCTTGATCAAAACAATGGAGATGATCAGTCATTATGGAATAGCTTCAATGAGTGGAGCAATCTAATTAATAATCATGAATCAAATGTCAGTAGTCAAGAATGGAATAACTTTACTACAGACTGGGAAATTCATCAAGTAGATAACAATGGTGGTAATATCAAATCAGTAAAACTTATTGATTGTTGGCCAACAA